TAGGTAAGCAAGAATTGTATGCTGAGGTACTAGAAGAAGCTGAAGGCGCTCTATGGACGACTGAGACACTTGATGAGTGCCAGATCGCTAGAGAAGACCTCCCCACCTTAAACCGTATTGTAGTTGCACTTGACCCTGCTGTCACTTCCAATGCTGAGTCTGACATGACTGGTATTATTGTAGCTGGTGTAGATGTTAATGGCTATGGTTACATCTTAGGTGACTACACAGATAAACTTTCCCCGCAAGGTTGGGCTAACAAAGCTATTGAACTCTACCACAAGTATGAGGCTGATAGGATTGTAGCTGAAGTCAACCAAGGGGGTGACATGGTTAAGCAGACCATCCACGGTGAAGACGACACAATCCCCTACAAAGCTGTGAGAGCCTCTCGTGGTAAGTATGCCCGTGCTGAACCTATCTCTGCTCTGTACGAAAGGGGTTTGGTGAAACACGTAAGGAACCCTGAAGATGGGGCCAACCTTAATGAGCTAGAAACCCAGATGCGTACATGGGAACCTCTAGGCTCCATCGGCTCTCCTGACAGGCTTGATGCTATGGTTTGGGCCTTAACCGACTTAATGATGAATGGCTACACTAAGCCTAAACTACAACTGGCGTACAGTAACGCAAAAGGACTAGGAAGTAAATAATGGCTACTCTTAATGATCGAGTGTTCGATAATGGCCTTACGGTCTTAGACACTGAAGCTAATCGAATTGATATTACTTCACAAGAAGCTACTACCTACACAGATGCTACAAGCACAAGCACTCTTGGCAATTCCACTAGCCTAAGTATTGGCGCACCTGCTGACCGTGCTGGTGGTGGCCGTGAAGTTACTGTTGCAGCTATCACAGATGGCTCCGTCACAGGGACAGGTACAGCTACTCACTACGCGATTGTGGATACTATCAACTCTCGCCTATTGGCTACAGGCTCTCTAACAGCTTCTCAGGCCGTTACTTCTGGTAACACCTTCACACTGTCTTCCGTAGCAATCGGTATTCCTGATCCAGCCTAAAGAGGTTCCTTGAATGGTCACTCTCGTAAACAGAGCCAAAGTTGCCACCGCCACCACTGGCACAGGCACGATTACCCTTGGCACTGCCGAGAGTGGCTATCAGACCTTTGCTGATGCTGGTGTAGTAAACTCTGATGTGGTGCGCTACGTCATTGAGGACGGTACGGCATGGGAGATCGGCACAGGGACTTATTCCGCTGGCACCTTGACACGGACACTGGGTGAAAGTTCTACGGGGTCTTTGCTAAACCTGACGGGCAGTGCGGTGGTGTTCGTTTCTGCTGTAGCTGACGACTTCACCCAAAGCATTGACGGTGGTTCTGCAAGTACGGTCTACATCGCGGCACAATCTATTGACGGGGGAACAGCATAATGGCTGACCAAATCCAACTTCGCCGTGACACGGCTGCTAACTGGACTAGCGCCAATCCTACTCTTGCCTCTGGCGAGTTTGGTCTTGAGACTGACACCGACCAGTTTAAGGTTGGGGACGGTACGACCGCTTGGACGTCTTTGGGGTACGGTGGTATCCAAGGGCCGCAGGGTATTCAGGGTATCCAAGGTATTCAGGGCGAGACTGGACCTCAAGGTCCGCAAGGTGACCAAGGCATTCAGGGTATCCAAGGTATCCAAGGCGAGACAGGCCCACAAGGGCCACAAGGTGAACCCGGTGAAGTAACTGCCGATGGCACATTCACGCTGACCAACAAGACGCTGGTGGCGCCGATCATCACAGGAACGGTTGTTGAAGATGTCTACGCTTGGACTGCAACCACTGGCGCGGTGACTGCGGAATTAGAACCTGCCAACGGCTCTATCCAAACGGTTACTCTGACAGGCTCAATCACGTCGCTGACTGACAACATTGCCGCTGGTGAAGCTATCACGCTTATCGTTGACGATGGGACCGCCTACACGATCACATGGCCCACAACGACATGGGTCAACAACGCAGGTGCAGCCCCTACGCTTGCCACTGACGTCGTGACGGTCATTGCACTGTGGAAGGTCGGCACGACGCTCTATGGCGCTCTGGTGGGTGATGGTTCGTAATGCTGTGGTCTAAGATTATCGGGGCTGGCGGGACTGGTGGTGTAGTGGCGGACAACTGGTCTAGCGATGGCGAAGCCGTGATCGCTTGGGTCGATCCTTTTAACCCTGCAACAATACGTTTTGCGGTTCCCGCAAATTCTCTTTCTGACTACTTAACGTTCCAATACGCACTAACTACCACATGGAATAATTTTTCAAGCAATAATACATATGTAGTGGCAAATGACCCTGTTATCTGGAATGGCATTACTTATAACGGGTTCGTCAGATCAGCACCCTGGACCGCAAGTGCCACGTCATACAATCAACGGGTTTATAAAACTGCTGCACCGTACTTAGGGTTTCATTATTCAGGTGGATCAGACCTTGCAATAGCAAGAAGTATATATGCCGGAAATAAGTTTTGATCGAACTAGTGACCTTATCTACGTCCACGACACCGCATAAAGGACAATCCAAATGCCACACCTGAAGATCACAAACGGCCAGCCTGAGATTTACTCAATCGGGCAACTACGCCGTGACAATCCGAATACGTCCTTCCCGAAAGTGCCAAGTGATGCGCTTTTGGCAGACTGGGGTGTCTATCCCTACACCGTGCAGGACCAGCCTACGGTTGACTACATGACCCAGACGCTAAAGCCGACGTCGCTCACCGAGGTCGATGGTGCATGGACCCAAGGGTGGGAGGTCAGCAACCTGTCCGCCGATGACGCAGGGCGCAACATCAGATCGCACCGTGACAACCTACTGCAACAGACCGACTGGATGGCCCTGAGCGACAACACGATGGCACCAGCTTGGGCATCGTATCGCCAAGCGCTTCGTGATATAACCGCACAAGAAGGCTACCC